GACCATGAGTTCAAGTCCGGATGAAAGACGGCCGCCTGCCGCTCGTTGTGAGCCGGTGGCTCAATCTCGGTGGCAAACGACGGCAGCAGCGGTGTTCCGGGCTCCAGCGGCGAGTCTTGAGCTTCCTGGGGACCGAGATACTCAAACGTAAATTCATCGTAGATATAGACGATCGTGGGCATGAGACTTCCTTAGAACTTAATGGCCGCAAGGAACGCGGTGTTTCGCGGCCTTGTTTCGGTCCCACCGGTTAGCGAGGTTTTGGCAAACCGGTTCATGTTGACGATGGCACCGGACGCGTTGACCGTATAGAGGCCAGGCGCGTCGACCCAGAAGCCGTTACTGCCTTGGGCGGCGTGATCGTGACTTTGAACTTCGAATGCCTGGAACGTACCGAAGCCGCGCAAGGGATCAGCCCCGCGCGCATCGTCCCAGAACCTTGGGAATTCACCTCGCACGTCATAGACCGTGAAAGTAGTGCCGTCAGCGTTGTCCTTCATAGCGATTGCGCCGGCAGCCCACACGCCTGCTGCGACGAGGACGCCGTTGTGCATAGCCCAGCCTCGCAACGCCGCGTAGGCGGTTCGAGAAAGGTTTGTTACGCCGGACTTGACGTACCCGCGACGAGGCGTCGGCTGCGTATCCGCCAGCAGCGAGCCGACAAGGATGCTCGCGTAGCCGGTGTAGTTGGCACCGTTGGCGTTGAAAACCTGCCAAGTCATGAGCGAGTTGTAGTCGTCATGCCAGATCGGGCCAATGTTGGAGGCAGGGAGCACCACGCCCGTGGTAAATCGGGGCACGGCGTCCGTAATGATCAGCTTGCGAATGGCCTTGACGAACCGTTGGTAGGTGTCCGGGTCATCGGGGTTGAACGTTTTCCCCTCAATTCCGGCCGAGTTCAGGACTTCCATCATCGACCAGATGATGGAATTGGCGTCCTTGTCCGACCAGACCGTGGGAATTGCGGCCGTATCGGTGTGCATGGCGTGGCCTGTAGCCGCATGCACCAGGCTGTCCAGACTGTTTGTGTAGTTCATCGACGGGTCCTTGAGCGTCAGAGATAGATGACGTTGATTTGGTAGCGCGCCGGCACGATGCGCTGAAGCAAGCATTCGATTTCGATGCCGTCCTTCGTACAGATTCGAAGCCGAGTTCCGACACGATTGCTGCCGACGCGATATGGCTCGCAGAGGTACAGAATCTTCACGTTGAGCACGCCATTGAGCGCACCAAGCCGAGCGCCAACGCGTTCCCGGCCTACGCGAAACGGCGTCGAATACCAGATTTCGACCTGGTAGCCGAAGCGGTTCAGATACGCCTTGATAGACCCAGGGCTTTCCGCCGAGCTGTCTTCGTATGCCAGGTCGACGTCTCCGCGCAATCGGGCCAGCATGCTGGCTTGGCGCTCACCTATCGTCTGGCCGCCTTCAAAGCAAGCGTCTGGCAAGCCAAGTGCTTCCTCCCACTCCTCCAAACGCGAGCACGTGCGGTGCGGCAACCACTGCTGACTGGCGTGCTGGACAAAATCGTCGTGTTCCCGCAGTACGCCGGCCCAGGCGCGCAGCCACCGCATAACCACGGATCCCGGATTCCGCGGAAATGCGTATCCAGGGGGTAGGAGATGGCTAAGGGCCTGCCAGAACTTATCCATAGTCAGGCGGCCACATAGCTGATATTGCGCAGCACCAGAATCTGGAAGGCGCCAGCCGTCAGGAAGCCTCCCGGCTGCAGCACCGGCTGCAGGAAGATGTGGTCCGTCTCGCCGGAAGCGGCCGACACAGCTTCGCTCAGGTGCGTATGCGGAATGCGGCCATGCGGGACAGCCTCGCGGAAGAACAGGTCCTTTAGCTCCAGCGTCACCGCGTCACGAACCGCCTGCGTATCTGGTGTCAGGCTCAACTGCGGATCCACGAAGACCGGTTCCGGAATGATCACTAACAGCTCGTCAGGAGGTCCGCGATCGGGATCCCGGATGTACGCGAAAACTTCGTTGCGCTGGGCCTGGGTGGGCAGACCGTATTGATTGTTGTCCGCCATGATGATCACGCCGGCCGACGTGGGGCCGCTGGGGTTCCGAATGCCCCAAGCGCGGGTAATTCCAGGCACAGACAGTGCCCACCGCTCATAGTCCGACGGCGCGCTGCCTCGTGGTGGGTTCGCCAATCGCTGATTGAGCCTATAGACGGCTTCCGAGTCGGTTTCCCGATTGATGCCGCCACTGAGGCCGGCCGGGCCGACCGTGAACTGACGATCGATGCCTGGAATCGTGGTCACCAACTCCAGGACAGTGCCAGCCGCAAGATTGCCTGCCGCACCGGGGGTGGTGCAGACAATGCGCGGATTTACGGTGCGCAGGACGCCCGAGACTGGTGTGTCTTCCAGAACGGTGAAAACCACCCCGTCAGGGTCCTGCATTTCGGCCTCGGCCTCGATGATGTAGCCGGCTTCCCCGGTGCCCAGCGCCACGCCAGTTGCCACGCGCGCTTCCTTACGCGGAATGCCGTATGCCTCAAGCCAGCCATCCAGGTATTCCTCGACAGCCTTGGTCGGGATTGCCTGGCGAGCAATGAAATCCTTCAGATAACGGTAGGCCCCGTGGATGCCGACGCCCTGGACGAATGCCATGGCATCGAGATTGGACCGGGCCAGCTTGATGTCGGCCACAGACAGCGCGTTGTCGGCCGACAACGAAGCGTCGGTAAGCGCCTGCTGGAGCTGGCGCGCGGCGTTGTCCTTCAGGTCCCGGATCGTTGGAATCTCAACTTGGATCGGCGTTGTCACGCGATTCTCCGCAAGGTTGTGCCCCAGAGCACGTCATAGATGGGCTTGATCGAGTCGCCGCGCCATAACTGCGGCCTGACCGCCAAACGGTCATCAGCTGGGCCGACCCATTCCGCGTCGACCACCAGTCGATCGACAACGCCAGACTTGACCATCCACTGCAGGGATTCCTGCACGGCAAACCTCGCGCGCTCAAGCACCGGAACCACGCTCTTGGAGACATAGCAGAGCCAGAGATGCGAACCCCAGGCATCGGAAGCATCGATCGGGGCGTCCGTATCGACATCGCCCATGAACTCGTCACCGCACCAGCCGCGCCGATCAGTCTGGTTAAGGGGCAGCGTCACGTCGTCATCGGCGCGACGGTCGCAGAACATGGAAAGAACCACCGCAGTGCAGAGACTGTCATCCAGTGCCAAAGCCCGGACTTCCAGCGCTTCGACGCGGGCTGCGGGAGCCACGCAGGGGTTGGAATAGTCGTGCCAGGTAAGGCTTTTGACGGGACCGGCCGGCACCACGCTCCAATCAAATGGGAGTGAGAGTGCGGCTGTAGATGCTGCGGAGGTGGTGAGGATGTCGGTCATGTCGGCCAGCGAGAACTGGCCTTCATGATCGCTTTGACGGGGGATTAATGCGTTGTGAAACGTTTCACAAGAGGGCTATTTCTTCACGCCGCCCGAGACGTCAGTTCCACGCTGAACTTGGGTGTGACCGTGGTCGATGAACTCCACGCCGTCGACCGATGCGCCTTCCTCGATGTCGGCGCGACCGCCGATCGCTACGTCCTTCGAGAACCCAACTGACGGAGCGTCGAAACCCGCAGATTCTGTGGCCTGGACGTGATAGCGCTTGGTCACGACAGCATAGTCGTCACACTCAATCCGGATCTTGCCCCCTTCCGACAGCAGAACCTTGTGGCCTTCCTTGTGCCAGACGGCTACCTCACCCACCTGGAGCTGCGGACGGCTATCGATTCGATCCATGCGGAAGACGATGGTGTGACCACCGAACTCCAGAACAAGGCCCTGGCCATCGCCCGGGTTTCCCGCAAAACCGTAGTCTTGCCAGCGCTCCACATCCTCGCGGCCGTTGGTGTCGAAGGAGCGAACCTTGACCGTCTGCACGGGACCTTCGCGCAGACCGCTGAACAGCGAGCGCAGCAGTTGGAATGGATTCACTGGCGTACCTCCATGACTTCCAACGGAGCGCCGTCTTTTCCGCGCTTACGGCCGTGCCGCCCGTGGCGAATCTTGGTATTCAGCGGCACCGTGTCATATGCCTCGATCGGGCGGACAACAATTTCCGTTACATCACCCTCGCGCAGATCGACCGTCGACTGAACGCTGCAGATGAGCCATTCGGTGCCGTCCAGGCCTGCGATATCGTCATAAATGGGAACCCGCGTATTGACCTCCCACGGCTTGCCTTGCCACGTCCAGCCCTCCAGGACGTATTTCAGGCCGTATGCCTGGCCGCGACGCACGCGCATGGTGTGCTCGACCAGGCGTTTCATATCGGCCGGCGCGTTGTTTCCGTCCGCATGGATAACCAGCGGTAGATAGCGCTGAATTCCCGGGTCCTTCGCCTGGGCTTTCTGCTGGACTGCTTGGCCGAATGCCTTGAGGGGATCGGCCATTGCGCCGCCTACTTCCAACTCCTGCAGTCCAGGTTTGCTGTGGACAATGTTGGATTGACCGTAGCAGATATAGTCAGAGAACCGTTCCGCGTCGGTGCCAACGCTTTCCATGCTGATCACGTTCTGGCCGCGCACGATAGCGCCGTGACTGCGCGTCTTGCCAGCACGGGTCAGGAGCACCCGGCCTTCGGCGTCCGTGGTCACCAGCACGCCGCGCAGGCGGGCCGCGCGCGACAGCGTGTCCACCACCTTTTCGCCGTGGGCAATCTTGAAGTCCCGGATTGCTTCGCCGATATCGGTGTCCACGCGGACATCGATTCCGAAGGGCTTGCACAGGTCCCGCGCGATCACATCCAGTCTGGCGTTGCGCCATTGGCCGCCCTGGTGAACGGCCGAACAGGCCACGAGGTCGCCACTACGGCTACCCGAAGCAACACGCTGGCTATATCGACATCCTGGAGCGTTTTGGCCAGGAGGTCGCTAAAAAGCACAGCTAGGCCCCGTAAATCATGGCAAAGAGCACGAAAGCCGCTGACCAGTTCTTGGCGGAACTTGTGGCATTCACAGATGACCAGCGACGCCTCATTGAAGCGGAGTGCGATGGCTTTTCGCCAGGAGAAGACGCGCGCGCGGAGCGCCGGCTGCGCGTGTTCGGTGGGGACTATCGCTTCTTCTTTGAGACCTACTTTCCGCACTACCGCAACAGCTCGGAACCCTCGGTGTTCCACACCTGGTGCTTCGACAACCTGCCAAACCGCATCGATTCTCCGCGCGGCCGGCGCATCAATATCTCCGCGCCGCGCGGCGAAGCCAAATCGACGCTGGTAACCCAGGTCTTCGCTTTGCTCTGCATCGTGCGGCAGAGCAAGCATTTCATGCCGATCGTGATGGATACAGTCGACCAGGCGCAGATGATGCTCGAAGCCATCAAGGTGGAGCTGACCGACAATCCGCGGCTTGCTATGGACTTTCCCGAGCACGTGGGCAAGGGCCGCGTGTGGAATGTGGGTGTCGCGCTCACTGCTACCGACATCAAGCTGCAGGCTTTCGGCACTGGCAAGCGAATGCGCGGCATCCGGCATGGTGCGCACCGCCCGGATCTGGTCTTCCTGGACGATCTTGAGAACGATGAGAACGTCCAGCAAAAGACACAACGCGACAAGAACGAGAATTGGCTGAAAAAGGTAGTGATGCCACTGGGTCCGCCCGATGGGTCCATGGATATCCTCTATCTCAATACGATCCTGCACTACGACAGCGTTGCGAACCGCACGCACCGCAGTCCTATGT